AATTGATAATTGTCCCTAGCTTTTCGTCTAAGACATCTACCTTAACTTCCATGCCATCAATAATCCTGTTGATAAGCTTCCATACAAAAGCACCTAATCCTAGAGCTGCGGCTATAGGGAATCCAAGTTCAGTTATAAGCTGTACTGCTGAATCCATCTAACATTTCCAACGTTTTCGTGCTTGTCTTAATCTTGAATTTGGGTCTTTAGCGGCTTTAGGAAACTTCTTCATTTGTCCTGCTGATCTCGCACAATAAGATTTTCTTCTTCCTGCTGCTTTACTACCTTTTTTAACTTTACCTGTAACAGCTGTTTTTAATTTAGAACCAGGATTTTTACGTTTATACGCGGCTACTCCTTTTTTAGTCATCCCAGCACCAGATTTAGTCTTTCTATAATTACCACCTTTACCTGTAGTACGTCTTATAGATTTCTCTTTAGTAGCCATTATTTTTTCTTTTGAGAACGTTTTATAGCTTTTGCTGTAGGAGCACCTTTAGCTCCTTTCTTACGCATAGGTTTACCTGCTTTTTTCTTTTGAGCTATGTTATACCATAAACCTTTCTTAGCTTTTTTACCGTCTTTAGTCGTATGGTATTGACTTCTATTAGCCATTATGCTTTACCTTTAGCTTTAGCTTTTGCTTTTTTAGGTAAGTCTTTAAAATGAAACAGTTTCATACTACTTTTAGTATGTGCTTTACCTGTATGTAAAGTACCGTTAGCCATCTTATGAGAACTTCCTTTATGTTCAGTTCCGTTTGCTTTGTAATGTTTTACACCTTTCATAATTTATCCTTTTAAAACTCTGTCTTTTAGTCTAACCGCTCTTGGACCTACTTGTATAGCCCAACGACTGTCTATCATTTCTACTGCGGCTTTATCCCAATCTTTTTCTTCCATTGCTTTTAAGAAGTTTTTAAACTTTAGTAACCTAGTAACACCTAAATTAAAACACATATTAGCCATAACCAATACAAGGTCTTCTGGTAAATCTCTCCACCAAGGCATATTCCTGTCTAAGTCATTAAAAACATTTTCTATATCTTTTTCAAAACACCTTTTAATACGTTCTTCTGATACAGAAGTTCCTACATCTTCTCCGTGTTCTTCATCTATTTCAAGAACTAAATGTCCTATACCAAATGTTGGATATCCTAAATGGTCTAGATATATCTCGTTTATACAACCTTCATCGAAAGTTAATTCTTCTCTTAATTTATTCAAGTCCATATTATTTTTCCTTATGTGTACCATTGTTCGGTTCCATAACCCGTTGTTATGCCTCCCAGTACTATTGTAGTATCTCCGTCCAACGAAACCGAAACGGTTCCCACTGCTGAAATACCTTCTACCCCATTCTCCAATCCTTTGTAAAGATTTACCCATTCTTTTCCTGTCCATATTTGCAATTGTTGTGTAGCTAAGTTCCAAATAATATCGCCTGTATTAAACAAGTTTAAATTTCTTTCAGACTCATTAACGTTTACTGTAGCCCCTATATCGGTTGTACCTAAACTTAATTCTAAAACTCTAACTAACCTATTAAAAAGTTCTGGAGAAAGAGGTCCTATAGCAACGGGAAGTTTAGTTTCTAATAACTTAGCCATTACCTTTTGCCGTCGGCTTTAAAGTCCATACGCATAGCTCCAACTCTAAATGAAGTACCTGTGTCGGTAGTATCAGTGTCGTTAGATTGAATACGTAAAACAGCTTGTCTTCCTCGTACTCTTGTATCTACTTTAGTTGTTACAGAAGTACATGAGGTCGTTAATGCTGTGGTTAATTCTTCTCCTGGAAAATTTCTTCTTTTTAAAACTATATCTACTTTTTGTCCAGATGCACCTGTTTGTCCATTACCTGTAAACTTAATATCAGGAATAATCCTAGTTATTGATTGAAAGTCTTCCCCTCCTGGATCAATATCGAAATCACTGGATTCTATAAAAACATTAGTCATAGCTGTTCCATCATCATCTACACCTGTTTCATGGTTATAACAATAACCAACGTAATCAACATCAGTAGAAGTTGCTTTAGGGTCTGCAAAAATTCCTTCATCCAACCAAGCTGTTCTTGATAAATTACCTATCATCCAAATATTCTCTTGGTAGTTATAAACAACATATCTATCAGGTACAGTACTATTTCCTGAACAATAAAACCAACCTACCTCATTAAAAGCTTTATTAACAAAACCAAATATTTGATAACTTTGTGTTTGATTTAAATCACTAAATACATAATCATCTACGCTACACGGAAGTTCTTGGACTTGTCCTGAATACGAATAAAATCCTTTTTTATCCATCCAAAATACACCCTTAGGTGTATTAACCATAGCATTAGGTCCTACTAACCCGATACCTTCATTAACTAAATTAACTGAAAAAACGAAAGGTTGTCCTACAAAAGTCATTGAATATATAGAAGTATCTGTCCAAATTAATGTTTCTTGTCTAGCTCTAATAGCCCCTACAATAGCAGAACCCGCAGAAAGCCTAAAAGAACCTGCGGTATTAGTTGATTTAGGTTCCCATTCTTCTACGTTTTCTTGATCACTCCAAGCAATAAACATTGGGTCTATCGCTCCTGTTCTAGCCGTGCCTCCTTCATTTAAAGGATCAGCTCCAAAACAAATAACGTGTCTATCTACATCAGAAACCATTACTTGTAACGCTAGTGTAGGAGTTAAATTTGCTCCTGAAAGGTCAGATAAAGATACTGCTCTATCATCAGTACCTTCACTTTCGTCCCAATAAAAAACACCACCACCACGAGGACACATAAGTAAATCTTCTCCGAAATTATCATGAGACCAAAGACGTAACTGATTTGTAGCAGTTAAAGCAGAAACACTACCCCATGTACCTGCTCCATAATAATCCGCACCCCACCCTGTAGAAGGAACATACACATCTAATCCTACGTTAATTTGATAAGCGGCATCTGTTGCATTTCCGCCGTTCCCACTGTCACTTGAATTAGCTGTAGCAGTCGCTGTAAACGTAAAAGTATTAACTGTTGGAACAGCAGTGATCTGATATTCTTGGTCTAAGACAACTGCTGTAATTGCTCCACCTAAACTAGCAGAACCAGATATAGTTACAAAGTCACCCGTAACCGCTCCATGAGTTGAATCGGTAGCTGTTATTGTACTACTACCATTAGTTGCAGCGAAAACAATACCATTGGTTGTTGTAGCTCGTATAGGAGTAACATCATTATAGATTTCCCCTTCTTTAACGTAATATTTCCAAGTAGTCCCTAAACCTAAATATTTAGTACCTGCTAAATCCACCCAAGCATGAAGTGCTCTACCTGATGATTGAAAACTGTTAGAAGAAGCTTTAGTCCATCCACCTATTTTTTCAGGTAACCCTTTACGAAACCTTATTAAATTAGAATTAAACCAACCGCCCTCGTTAGAATAAGCAGTTCCTTCTTTATTTATTCCTGGAGCGAAAAGATATTTTTGTAAAGGCATAACACAATCCTACAATAAAAACTTAGTTAACACTATTGAACCAAGTATAAATGGGTATACTCCCCAAAGCAGCATTTCTAATCTTTTAAATTTAGCAGAACCTTCCTCTAATCTTTTTTCGATATAGCCATATCGAATAGTACACTCTCTTTCGTGTGCGTTAAGTTCTGCTAATGCGTCCTTTACCGTAGGCATTATTTTTGTTTAGCTTTGCCTATGTTTAATGCTAATAAATCGATAAACTTATAAAGTTTACCAATCCATTGATCGTCTTTCGGTGTTGGTGTTGAAGCTGCTATCAATGAAGCAACTGCGACTATTGTGGTTACCCACATAATTAAATCAATCATTATTTATCTCCTTTGTTTTCTTTCAATACTTCTTTAGCTTCGTCTTGAGTAGACTGTATAAAAGTATTTTGGAAAAGTGTTAAAGCAGCTTTAATTTGATCCATATCAAACTGTAGCTTACTTTCTTTATTTCTTAAATCAGTTATTTGTTTAGCAAGATATTTTTGCTGTTCTGTCATTTCTGACTCTAGGATTTGTTTATCCCCTATAACAGCTTTATTCTCTTCTTGATTGACAGTTTCTTTATTTTCCATAAGTTACTCCTTTTGGTTTTATGCACACTTGTCGGTGTGTTGGTTTATAAAATTAGTTAGCTGCGATGTAATTTGTTCCAGTAGTAACTGCTGCAACGTGTGTAGTTTTTTTACTACCTGCTGCTCCTGCTACGTCTGGAGT